CATTTATTGAAGTCCCATTTGCGTACCAGAGAGTATACTTTCTCCATGTTAATACAATATACTCTTTGGTAATCTTCATCAATTTCCAGAAGCTCCAATGGAATACAGCAGAATCTTTTGCCTCCGATTCTCTGGCAGTTATTCATCACCGTGTTGTATGCTGTCTGATCTTTGAATACTTCCGGTCTGATTACTTTGCTTTCTTTCTCTGTTTCTCCTGTAAGTAATTTTTCGATTGCTTTGTAGTTCATCATTTTAATCTACCTCTTTCTTTTGTTTAATTTAATTTTTATATTATATTTTAATGTTACATTGTTGACATAAACTTACGCCATGCTTTATTGTAAAGCATTGACGTGCTATCGTTTGGGTTCTCTTTTTCTGTTTTGGAAATAATATCATTTCTGACCTTTTTGGGAATACAGAAATCTATCATGATTTCATTTAATTCCTTTTTCCAGTCGGCAATTTCTTCTGCTTTTGCAGGTTTACCGACCATGGCTGCCTTCATAAATTGTCCTGTTGTAATCTGTGTGCAATATTTAGAACTCATATTTTTCTCCCTTCTTATGCGGCCGATGTAATAAACATTCTCAGCCATTCTCCATTTATTCTTTCCCAGGCCGTGGGATTCAAAGCATATTCTTTTGGTTTGAAGAGTTCTCTGTATCTCTGCTGCATGGATTCTTTGGTTGAAAAGAACTCTTCTCTTTTTAAGTTTCCCTTCTGGAAGCCGGACTTGTAATAGATCCGGAGTTTATAGTTGCGTTCCATATGATTCACCTCATTTCTAAAGAATTGATTGCTTTTTAGCGGAAAAGTAGCTGATATCTCCGCATATAATAAAATCCATTAAGGGAAGTGATAACAATTCTCCTACGGATTTAATTCTTTCCATAGCGTTTATGTCTACTTGAGACGGGGAAACATCACCACTAGGATGGTTATGGACCATAACTATATTGGTAGCACCACATAATAGAGCTTTCATATATATTTCCCTTGGGGATAATACTGCCGAATTCACAGTCCCATGGCTAATTTCAAATAAGCCTAATGGGTGTGATTTTGTGTCAAAACATATTAGGTACACATATTCCTCAGTCCGGTTTCCTAGCCGAAGATATTTATTTAAGAAATTAAATATTAGTTCCGGATTATTGAGTGTTACTTTTTCTTCGCATATTTTTGTTTTCTCAATAACCGGAAGTTTATCATCGTCAAGATAAGTTTCCATTGAATATATCATGCAATCACCTCGTTTCTATTTGCTTACAACAGACAGGATATTTCCCTGTTTATCAAGTTTTACTGTTACTTCGGATCCGCTCTGGAATCCGGATACATCATATGCTTTTCCATTCTCATCAAGGATGTAGTTTCCTGATGCGGAAACAGTTCCTTTGACGGAATGGATTCCGGCATATACGTCAGAATCAATATGTCCGACAATACTTGCGAACATTAAAAAAGCAGCTATTCCTAAGCTGCCTTTAATAAGGATTGATCGTTTTTTGCGTGTAATCACACGCTGATTATATTCTGTTCTTGTCATTTATTTTCTCCTTTATGTGTTCAATTTAATTTGCATACTGTTCGAAGTGTTTTAATCCACCTGCATAATGGGCCAGCAACACTTCGTCATCAGTTACATATTTAGTTCCATTGGAATCCATGATACAGGACGCAAGGTCATTGATTTCATAATCTCCGGCATCTGCATACCATGAGAACATATTTCCGTTGGAGCAGGTGATTGTTACAAGATCCACTTCCGGTTCTACATCGTATTCGATTTCTGTAACAATTCCGGTAAGAGGGTAAAGATTATCAAGGGTGCTGATTCCCTCAATATCCTCTGTATAATATCCGGTTCCGTCACTGAAACCATAAAGAGTTCCGGTTTCTGTACGATTAACGGAAG